TGGCCCATGGCTGTGTTGTATCCGGTAGAAGCAATGTTGGACCCGCCCTCAAGCATGCCCTGAGCAATGCTGGTTGACAGACCTGTGATGCTGGTCGTGTATGCACGACGTACGTCACTCAGAGCTCCGGCTTGCTGGCCTTCCAAAGCGACCCGCTGCTGGCCGGCAGCCGACATCGTGCTGGCTCGGTTGAGCAACAAGTCGATGTCAGCCATGCGGTACTTCTCTTCAGACCGACGTAGTTCCCGCTGCCCTTCCATGCGAGTAGCAGCCAACATAGATTGCCCGAAGGATGTAGCCCCTACACCAGTCAGCTGGTTCTGTGCCATCTGTCGAAGCTCGGCACTCTCTGCTGCTCGACGAATGTCTTCTTGCTCAATCGAGAACCCCTCAGCCATCTTGGCTTGGGCAGCATCAAAGCCCTCAGTCAACGATCCCATCACCAGGTTGTCAAACGACGCGATCTGGTTCTGGAACGCTTCCTGCAAAGCGCCAATGTCCTCTTGTTCAGCAGCCTGCACATCACCAATGGTGGACAGCATGCGGTTCTCGAACTCTTCGAGGTACACGCCCATGGAGGCTTTGTACTGTTGAAAAGCCTCCCGCATGGCGCGGTCACGCTTTTTCTCATCTCCGAATAGGTCACTCAAAAAGCCCATCAGTCAACGCTCCTAAATGGCCCACCGTCTTCGACGTCTACGGAGATGTCCTCCAGCGCCCATGAACGGCCATCGGCCTCAATGTTGATAAATATGTCACTCGCTCTAATACGCACACGCTTTGCATTTGATCGGCCCCTTTCCAACACGGTTTTGTCGGATTCAGTTCGATCCAAGAATTGTCCGCCTTCGACGGCGATTGAGTCAGAGAGCCCCGAGCCCACAAACTCAGATTTCAACGGGATAGATGCAGGCAAACCATCGACTGCATTTACCGTCTCATAGTACACCCGGTTGGGCACGAACTCGTCGTTGGCGTCCGTCCAGGTGATCTGCCACTTGCCGGCACTACTACGATCCAAAAGCCAGAACGAAGGACCTGACCACGATGAGTCATTGATCAGCTCATCAGTAGCAGTGATCGCCCAGCTGGAGTCGGATCCAGGGTTGGTTGCATAGCCGCCAAACAGGAACACTTTTGTTCCAGACCCGGCTGTGTGATATGTGCCATCAAGCGTTCCACCGTCAAGTGTCGTGCCGTCAAACTGAACAGCAGCTGCCGGGCCACCTTCCCCGTTGTTCAGAAGTTCAGTCGCGTTACCTCCGTCCAAGATGTTGACAACATCTTGAATTGAAAGATTGCCCTCAAAGCCCAGTGCTCTCTGTGCAGTCTCTCCGGTCACCAATGTGAAGTACGGACCGTTCGTGATGTTTGGCGTAAGAATCTGGTTGTTCAGAATTTCATTTCGCTCACCCAAAATGAACCTGATTTCTCGCAGCAACACACGACGGCTTGGGTCAGAGTTGATCGGGCCAATGATCAATGATGATTTGAACTGTTGCAAATCTTCGGTAGCACTGTGGTTCACTCGATCTCCAGGTGATTCGCCTGGGTCGGTAAATGACGTACTGGCCAGCACCTTGCCGTCAGATCCACCAGCCACCTCTTCAGGTATGACCATAATCTTGCCATTGTCGGTGAAGAAGTAAGGGACCTGACGTGTGCCAGATACTGGTCTGAATGGCACGATCATGTTGACGGACCGTAGTCCGGATGTACCAATCTGCCAGGGCCACCAACTGCCGTTGTCTGTGGACAGAGCAAAGATCCGGGATGCCGTTGGGTCATCAGATCGCGTGATGCAGACAAGGGCCATAGAGCGGCCCTCATCAAAGCCCATGATGATTTCTGCATCCTCGAAGTCGGTGGTCGCAAACAGTGCGTCAAGTTTGCCACTGGTGGTTCGCGTACCACGGTCGATGTTGAAGTCGTTAGGGTTGATCCCAAACACGCCCTGCCGGCTTGCCACCAACACGCCAAGCTCGCCAAGGTTTGTCGTAGCCCTTGGCCCCAGGCAACCCACCTCTTTGGACACTCGACGCAAGGTAGCGTCGTCAAACACCGGGTCATTGGTCAAGACCACAAGGCTGCTCTCACACGCATACAGCAAACCGCTCGTGCCAATTGGACTAAGGGCGACAATGTTGTCACCAACCTGGCCAAACTTGACTGCCGTGCTACCAGCTTGGGCTTCACTTGTATTGCCGGAGTTAGGTGTCCAGTCAAAAGGATTATTGATCTTGCTGATGAACCAGTTGTTCAACTGCGAACCAACACGAGCCAAGGCGATCCTCGTACCGAACTGGGTAATCAGTTGTGCTTTGTTGCCTTCAGTAGAATCATTGTTTAGGGTCGTATCGAACACAGTGCGTGACGCGCCGATCCAAGCCGAAATGACACCCGTGCCGTCATCCAAAGACATGTCCACTTTGACGTACCGTTGGCCATCAGTCATGTAGACAAAATCGTTTACGACGTCAGTTGGAGCAGGAGTCTTTTCGTTCTCAAAATCCTTTGGCCCGACGTGGCGGAAGTGCGCCATCTCAACCCGCCTGGTGGACGGGAAAATGGCAGCCTTATTGTCAAAGCTTGCACCTACGCCAAAATCAAACACGCCATCTGGCAAAAGCTCTGCGCTTACAGCAGCGTTGCTAAAGTTAGACCCCAGAGCACCGCTCTGGTCGTATACAACCCCAGCGCCGCTACCGTTTGCCAAGATGTTGCCGCCAATGTCAACAGTGCCGTCGTATGTGTTTTGGGCGACAAGCTTGAGCTGTTTAGGCTGGCCGGACAGGTCTGTGGCGAACACCTTGCCGTTGGCGACATAGATCAGCCGTCGTTTGCGCACCGCAGTGCTGCCTTTACCGACAATAGACTCAACAGAAATAGCGCCCTGGATGCCGCTTGCTGCCCCGGCGTCACCAATCAATCGGAATGGCGGTCGCGTACCCAAACGCTTTCGATTGTCGAAAGAGTCAAATGGGAACAGGTTCAAACACTCTTTGGTCAGGTTCGGTACTGAGGTACGGAACGGAAGAGAATCCGAAAAGCCGTCAAACGGGATGGGAACTTTTGAGTACGCCATTACTTCGTCCTCAAGAAGAAACCGCCGCCCGGGAAACTGCCCGCCCCGCTGCCGACCAAAGACCCGCCAGAGAGATTTTTGTTTAGGTTGACACGAATGTCAGTCAGCCACGTTTGTCCGGTGACATGATAACCCGGTACTACGGGATCGAACTTGACACGCCAAGCCCAGAACTTACTTGAATTTACTGGGTTGGTTACTGGATTGGGCAGTGTGGTGTCTTCTCTTGCCACACCGGTTGAGCCAAAGAGCAACTCGAAAGCCTTGGTTACCTCCTCACGAGCAAACACCCGATTGTCCAAAGATCCCGAATCACTCAGGCTATAAATACCCATGCTGCTCGTTACAAGAGATCGGACAACTGTGCTCTTGTCGTCGATAACCAAACGACCGGCAGCAGTTTGTCCGATGGCGGCAGATGCACCATTCGGATGGACCATCGGGGGTCCGAACCGGTCAGACTCGACGTTCACAGGTCCGCAGAAAATTCTAGGAGACGGGTTACTTGTGCCAAACTGAACAACAAAAGACGCTCCACCTCCAGCACCCAGGTTTGGTCCATCGACCTTGCGTAGAATAATCGGCTTGTTGACGTCGTTGTTTGTTGGTGCGGTCAGAAGCATCAAGTGCCCCATGACGTGCGTTGTGCTTCCCTCTTGCCCAGGGTTGTAAACGTTAGAAGCAGGCTGCTCTGTCCGAATTGAGTAGTAAGGAAACGAGTGGAAAGAGGTTCCTGGAGTGGAAGCACCGCTATGGCTCGGACCTCGCCCGCTTTTGAAAGAGTGGGTTCTGGGCAAACTGGCACTGGCATTTTGTTCGCTTGACTCATCAGTCGGATCGTTTGGATCTCGACCGGCAATAATCAGTTCTTTGCAAACAATCTTCGTATTTGCTGAAGCATTTTGCGTGTTGGTGACCTTCATCATCATGTCATCATCATGCTGCAAAACGGTAAAAGCGTTGATTTGACTTGCGTGACCAGAACCCAACACACCTAAAGACGGAGCGGTAGAGGTTTCTGTTGTGGGAGAGATTGTCGTACACCCTGAATTGGACACTGAGAATACTGTGTCGTCTCCCCGCTTTACCTCAAAAGACTTCATCGTCGTAGACGACACGGCCCCAGAGCGGACGACCATGGCGCAACTTGTCGGATGCAAAATGTGCTGACCAAGCCTGTTATGGCCACGATCAGGGAAGATCGCAACCGCGCTCTCATCAGCTCCGCTAATTCTGTTCGTGATGTTGACCGTTGCTCTAGCCGCCGTCTGAGTGGGGTACGATCTTACTTCCAGCTGCACACGGTTGGTTGCACCGCCAAACTGATGGGCTTCACCGTTGTGATAAGCAAAAGCCCTGTTGTCTGCCAAAGCTTGCTGAAGAGTTGAAAGAGAACCCCCCCGGTCCTGGCCAATGACCATGCGGTGATCAACCAAAAGAACTGGCTCACCTTCAGCAGGTACTTTCACACCGACTGTATTGACGTTGTATCCGCCACGTCTAAACTGAATTGTTCCGGTAGCTTGCGGCATTACGGGGTGAACCTCATGTAGAAGCCTGCCATCTGGGTCAGTGAGTTGCTTTCTGTGAAGGTAGCGCCGCCGTTGAAAACCCCAACCGCCTTGGTGGTAATAGATCCATAACTAGACGGGAATATGCCCCTATAGAACGCAAGAAGGAACACAAAGTATTTTGCGCCTCCTGGGCTTGCTGGCAGAGTCAAAGATCCACCACCACTTGTAAGTACAGGGGTCGCTTCATCGAACATTGCTTCGATGTAGTTCATGATCTCTTCTCGAGTCATGACCTGGTCGGTTGGAATACCTGTGGCTGTAGCGCCAATACTGCCTGTGTTTCGTGCGCTGCCTGTCAGTTGGAAATCGTTTGCAGAAACAGTGCTGCTTGAACGAAGTGAACCGCACTCAACTGTACCGTCAGCCATAACTCGGAACCGGTCCGACACGCTGCCCACCCTACGACACTGGATGAAGGCTGTCGATGCGTCTGAACCAGCGGTCAAAAGCAACTGTCCGACGGTTGAAGCGCCTGAGCCAAATCCTTTCAACGTGAAGTACGGTACGTCGCTGTGCGTGCCAGTTTCGCTGGCGAACGAATTAGGTGTGGAAGCGCTTTTGAATGTGCAAAGTTGTGTTGTGTCCCCAACTTGTAGACCACCTCGCAAGAACGCAAAGCCGTCTGTTGCAGTACCATCTGCCTTCACCAAGTCTTTGATCCGGAACAAAACTGTTCCCGTGTTTGACTGCACCTCAAAGATGCCAGTGTTATTAGCACCAGAACCTTTGACGACCAAAGACGTTCCGGTTTCAACCTTGGTTGTCAAGTCTGCGTCTGGCTTTACAACTAGCCGGCCAGACTTAGTAACTTGGAAGACCGGGACGTCTGCGTCTGCGCCTTGACGCTTGAGTTCAAAAGTATTACCGGCAGAAGAGGTGAGAGGCTGTGACAACAGGAAGGCTGTGCCTGTCGTCATATTTCTTGCGGTAACTTCAAGTGCCGTAGCAGCACCAGTGCTGACCTTGTAGATCTCGTTGTTGCCAGAGTCCTTTACCAAGAAGATGGGGTTATCAGCAGTTTGCGAGGCGTGCCCCTTCACCGTGAGCTGGACCACGTCAGAGAATCCACCAAGCGTACGACCACGGTCGTTGTTGTAGTAGAACCGCTTTTGCTCAGTCGAAAGGGTCGCAAAGTCAGACGTACCATCCCCTACGACGGCATATCGCTCGTCGGTAACAAGCGCCATCTCGCCCGCAGCCAACACCAGGGTGTTGTTAGAGGCTGCAAAGTTTGCTTGGGTATCTCGTCGTAGTTGGATGGTTACTGGCATCAGTCAAGTTCCTTCAGGATTTTGGCTTTGAGCCACTCGAGGACGGGTCGGCCAACCCACACCCCGGCGAGGAAGGCCCCGGACACGACGAGCACGGAGGCAAGAACATCAGAGAACGAATACGGCATAGTTTGAGATCCTTTAGATTGATTCCAAATACCAGCGTCGCCACCCCAACTGTCCCGATGATCAGCACCAGGGTCCACAGATAGGTCAAGGCTTCCGCAAGCAATACATTCAGGACAATAAGTCCAATACCAGTCAGAAGGGGAATCCACCCCTTGACCCCCCGGCTGATGAAGAGCAGGACCGCCCCACTCATCAAGCACAATCCCCCCGCCCAACGGAAGGGTTCCAGAGCTGCTATCGCTGGGTCGATGACTGCCTCGGGGCTCGGCCCCAGTTGGGGCAAAGTAAAACCCAAGCCGCCACCACCAGTGGTCTGGCATCCAAGAACGAGCAATGTCCACCAGTAACGGGTCACTTCTCTGTCTTTCCTTCCAGGCGTGCAATACGCTGTTCGACGCTTTGGGTTCGTGTTTCGAGCAGTCTAACTGCTTGGTCCAGGCGGTCCACGGCGTGCCGCAGGGATTCGATGGCAGCTTTTACCTGGGCCGCACCGAAGATGATTCCAACGATGATTGAGGCTGGAGTAGCCCATGCGTCAATGTTTTCCATCACTTCTTCTTCTTTCTTCGGCGACCACTTGCGGTCACGGCATATTCGACCCTGGAGGGCCCAGTCTTACGGGCGGCAGCAGAACGCTTCTCTGCCGCTGTCATTCGTTTGGCGACCTTGGCTGGCCGGCAGGCGGGGTAAGGACGCTTGCCCTTCTCTTTGCCTGAACGGCCACACTTCTTGCCGGTCTTGATGTCCCGCCAGTCCTCTTTGAACCACTTACGCAATCCGCCTTGGTACGCCATTACGACCTCTTTCGTTTATTGAATAAACAGCTAATCGTGAGAAGTGGCAAGACCCCTGCTTCAGGGATCGTCGTATACTCATCTCCCCCAAAACCCCAATCCCAAAGGAGCATCTCTTGACCACTATTCTCGAAGACAAAGACTGGATCGACGAGGAGGTCATTTTGCTCGATGGCCTGGAAGAGGCTTTGATTGGGATCGGTGAGCAGAATGGCGGCATCGGGCAGGTAGCTACCTACAGCGTCAGAAAAATACTGGAAATCTTGATGACCAGAGACGACATCTGTTGGGAATGCGCGTTTGAGTTCTTCAACTTCAACATCGCTGGCCTCGGCCTTGGAGTCAAGACTCCCGTCCTGGTCCACGACCTCAGACCCGACGACGCTATCCGGCATTCCGACACCTGTAGCTGCTGCGACGGAGCCAATTGTTGTTGAGAGGCCCAAGGCAAAGTCCAATGACTCTTTGCCAACGAGCGTAGAAACGACAGTAAGAGCCAACGTGAGACGCTGGTTCTTGGCGCTGATCTCTTTGCAGCGGCTCTCACAATCGGAGAGCTGCTTCTGTTCTTCAGCCTGTCGCTTCTGACACTCAGGACAACTCATTTGTATCCGCCGCCACGTTTCTTGTAGGTGCGAACCAACCACGCATTTGCATACGCAGATGGATACACATCGAACTTCCGCTTGGCCTCCGCCTTCACCCGGCTGTACAGCGATGGGTTACTGGGCTTTGGCCCGGACTTTTTCTTAGCCTTCTTCTTGGCCATTACTTTTTCTTCTTCTTGGCCAGGATCTTCTTGCCGAAAGCGGTGTTGCCAAACTTCTTGGCTCCAGCCTTCTTAGCACCAGTTTTCTTGCCCATTGCTTTCTTGCGTCCACGCATTACAAACCTCGTCTTTCTTTGACGTACGACATAAATTCAGGCCCCAGCTTGTCGTAATAGCCTGTGGCCTCTAACAGTTCTGATATTCGATTGACAACGGTGAGACGCTGGATAAACACCAGGGAGTACGCCTCATCCAACAGCTTGCCCCAATGGTCCGGATCAAGATTAGGATCATCAGGATCTTCGTCGCCGGCGATAAACGGCATCAGCACCAGGTCCAACTCTGGAAGAAGATCCCTGTTGATCTGCTTGCACCATTCGTCCAGACCTTCTGACTCTTCTTCAGAGACAGCGACGATCACCAGTTCGTACTCATCATCCCAAGTTTCCAAGGTGTCAAGCACCTCCTGATCACCACCCACCAGGACTTTGCACTGACCACTGAGCCAAGCTTTCTTGGCAAACGGGCAGGGCTTGTTGCCGCTGTAGTAGTCACTTGGCACGTCAAGATAGTTCACCACCCAGTTGTGGATCTCTTCTTGGACGTTGGTCAAGTTGAACTCGGGGTTCACTGTTTCCATCAACCGCCGCCCCTGCCGCTGCCTTTTACTTGGCTAATTTGGTTGATTTTGCCGCTGGGTTTAGATGCCTTGCCCTTGATCTTGGTTTTGCTTTTGGTCTTCTGGCTGCCAAACGAGGTTGCTGCTCTAGACACAGAACGACCCCGACCCTTGGCCACGGTCTTGGACTTTGACTTGGACTTTTTGATTTCCAGCTTGTCTTTCTTTGCTTTTTTCTTAGCCATGTTGCTTCCTAATTGAAAGTGAGTGAGGTGTTCAGCCCGTCGTTGATGTCACCTTGAAGCATCTGTGAAAGACCGTCGCTGAACTTGTTAGAAATGAACTGTGCTATCGGCCTTCCGTTCCGATACTCGTGATCTGCGGGAAGAACGCCGGTGCGGCCCACGACGCCGTAGGTGTGGGCAATCCAGCCTTCCAGCCGTTTGCGTTGCGATTCGCTGGGCAAAAAGTCAAGCACCACGACATCACCAATGCTGCCGGCAAAGTCGTTGCTGCTGTCTGCTGGCCCTGCGTCGGACCCTAAGAATATCTGGCTCTCAAGATCAAACGCAACAGCGGGCTCGTCATCAACTGTGGCCGCAACTTGTGTGTTCAAGAAGTACCGGTGTTGTTCCAATGCGTTGTCAGACGTCTCTTCGTTGACCTCGATGGCAATAATGTTGGTCGAGTTTCCAACCACAGTGCCAAGGTTTGCAGAAGAAAAAGCTCCACCCTTTGCGGTGATCGTGCGATTGAGAGCTCTGTCTAGTGATGAGTACCTGATTACGCAGTCTGTGCTTTCCAAAGCAAGTACGGTGTTGAGCAGGCCAACTTGGCTTTCACATTTGGAGAAAGTCTGGATGTACCTGTTTGTCCCTAGGCTGGCGGTGTTTTCATCGTTGGTGAAAAAGTCGTCACCGTCCTCAAACAACAAAGCTACGCTTGGTCCAAAGGTTTCAACGTCTGGGGCATCCGATGGGAAGTTGTCACCAAACTGGTTCTGTTCACCAAGCAGACCCTGAATCGGACCCGTAGTGGCTTGGTTCGTAGCACTCAACGCACTAGTGTTGACGTCCTCGATGGGCAGCCACATGAACAGATGTTCAGTCAGGTTGTTAGGGTCCCAGTACGCCATCACTCAAACGCTATGTCCAATTTGATGTCAGCACCGATAGACGCTGACATGACCCTGCCCCGCATGTGAGGAAAGATGGCAATAGAATGACCCTCAAGAACATCGTTACCTGAACCGGTACGGGTCACCGTCTTGATGTTTACAAAGTTGACGCCGTCGATAGATCCTTCGAGCCGGCAAGAGCATGCAGCGTCTGACAGCTTGAACGTAGCGAGCCCACCCGTACCCCTGATGACACGATCATCTTTGCCCCGAAACGGGTTGAACACGGGCCCTGTCGATACCCCTGTTTGGTTTGTCAAATCTAGTAGGTTGGCAACCCTCACTCGTCAAAATCCTCGTCTTCGTTTGGGTAGTCGTCTTCTTTGAACAAGATGTCAACCGCAACCTCTGCAAGCACTCCAGACACTGTCCATTTGTCCATGTTGAACTCGAGTGCGTAGTTGTTTACCAGTTGCTCGAGTTTGTGCTTGAGGTGTTGTGGTGGCGTGATCATGGCATCGTCAGAAGCTCTGCTTCCCATTCCTTCGCATTCAATCTTGAAGCTGTCTCCATCCTCGCTTCGATGATCGCCATCCCCGATCCCCAGTTCCCCGTGTCCTTCCGACTCATGTAGTCCGGCTTCAGGGGTCCACATGTCCCAACATTCATAAACCACCAAGGCAGGGAAACCTTCCTTGTTCTCATCATCCTGGTCGGTGGGACCGGTCGATGCGTGTGGCCCCTCACAAACAGGCGGTAGGGGTGGCATCCCGTCGAATTGTTCATCTGGAGCCCTTCGAGTTCGTCCGATGTCAACCCGCAGTCGAACCCGTGGTAGAACACGATCTGGCCCACCTTGTAGCAGCCCTTCGATGATTTGATGTAGGGCCGCCAGTGCCACTGCTTGAACTCGCTGGCGAACTCCGTGTTCATCCAGTCGCACGCTTCTCTCAAGCCCTTCGGTATTCGTCTCGGGTCCGCTCTCCGGATGTTGTCGTCGTGATTCCCTTCGCAAACGACCATCCGGCAGCTGTCCGGCAAAGCCTCCCTGATGCTCTTCATGAAGGCGGCGGCATGCCGATACTCGTCCATCAAAGTATGGTCGCATTCGTCGGGATGAACGGAGGCTGCGGCGGCGTCGAATACGTCTCCGCAATGCACGAAATGAGTCACACCGTCCAGTTTGTCGAGGTTGTCGAGAATCCACTTGTGGGTCTCCGGTGGGGTGTGAGGACTATGAGTGCAACTGATTGCAACAATTTTGGCGTAGTCGTGAGACATTCAACATCTCCATCTCCGCCGTGCTGCACATATACGCTTCTTTGGTGTCTTGGAGCAGTTGATGCCGTGCATCTTCATCTGGCCGGCAGATCGTGAGCAGTAAGACTTACGCCTCTTTGCTCGCGCTCCTGTTGGCTTCTTTTCGGTGACTGCGGTCTTGAGCTTTGACCCAGGGTTGCGTCGGCGGTACGCAGCTACACCCTTCTTGGTCATGCCTGCACCCTTCGACGTAGGCCGCTTGTGCCCACTCCGAACGCTCATACCCTTCATGCCTTTTCTTTTGGTAGCCATCAAGAGGGGTCCGGTATGTTGCCGTTAGGGAAGAAATTCAATCCTGAGTATGAGGAACCTTTGCGAACTGCCAGGGGGATAGGCCCGTAGTTCGGATTAGTTGTCCCGTCACGCCTCAACGCTTGGTCGTAAATTGGTCCAGCCTCGACGGCGGCCACACGCTGGCTGGCGTCGCCGTACTCGCCACCTTCCCCAAAGGCCCGGAGATACTCCAGGAAGAGCGGGATGGCAATGTCGTCTACCGGCAGCTCAAACAGTAGAGACGCATTGGCACTTGTGTCCGAGCCAGTCACGTCCGTGGAACGCACGTTTGGGAAGTTCCTTCGATATCGGATTATCAAAGCTGATGTCTCTGTGTTTGCTGGCTTGGGATAAATCTCAAGGCGCAAATCGCTGATGGCTGTGCCATAATCAGTGTCAGGCTTTGTTACCAAAATGAAGAACTGGCCGTCTGTCAGTTGCAGATTGTTGGCTTCAAGGGACGCAAACTTCTCAGGTGTCGTGAACTGAACGGTCCGAAATGTGTTGCCGTCAGGCACAACCGAGATGATTTGTCCAGAAAGAACTTCGTTGAGAACGCTGTCTGTCGGCAAAGTCACAACATCGCTGTTGGCTGTGAACCCAAGCTTGACCTGGGAGGTGCGTTCTTTCCAGGTCCAGCTGTGGTGAAACAGCTGCTGGCCGGCAGAGTTGATTATCTCTGCGACACGCTCATCCACGGTCATACCCGTGGCAGTCGAAGGGTTGCCACCGCAAGCAAGAAGTACGGCAGCCTTTGCTCGTTGTACGGTAATCGGCATGGGAAGAGGAGAAGGGGGCGGTAGCCCCCCTCTCCCGTGTGATCGCTAGATCAATCAGACATTACCTGGCGATGAGAAGCCATTGATCCCGTCAAACAGGATTGAGGCCGAATCACCAGCACTGGCTGCTGCCGTGAGCGCGACGCCCACGACTTTCTCAAAAGCACCGCCATTATCCGCTGGGTTGGTCCCTTGAGCTTCAAGGCGACCACCAGTGGTTGCAGATCCAACAACTGTCGCACCTGCTGAGACAATTTCGCATTTGGCATCAACCACACCGCGAAGAACGATGCGACCTTTAGCGCCAGCAGCCACTGCATCAGAGGCAACTCCCAGAATGTGATCTGGAGTGCTGTCACCAGTTCCGTGCTTCGTGCAGGCAGAGAACTTGCCAGAAGCAAGCGTGAGAGTCACCACATCACCTTTAGCCAAGGCGTTGGTGCAGGTGATGACTACGGATTCTTGGGCGAAGGCTACAGCGCCGTCGCCAGCTTGTGTTGCAATTTTTACCATGGGAACAGATCCTCTTTAGGTTTATCCGGTCACGTCGGTGACAGTCGGGGCAATGATGCCGTGACGCTGACGTGAGTTTGCAAGAATGTTGTACCAGCAGTCCGTGATTTGGACGTAGGTAAACGGTTGATTTGGGTGACGCATCACTTCGTGCTTCTCCATGTATCGGTTGGAGTGGATCACAGGAGTGAGGTAATCACCATTGATGAAGTGGTAACGAGGACCAGGCTGGATGATGTTTGCACCAAGCTCGGTAGCACCAGCGGAGGTGTCCAAAGTCAACTCAGCAAGTTCGGTTGCTTGATACTTGCCAGCGGTTGCCACGGTTGCAGCTGGGTAAATAGCTGCGGTGTCCAACTCAGCAACGTAGGTCAAAGGCACACCAGAGTAGGTGGGCTGGTTGTAAGCCACGTCTTGCGGAGCAAACGAACGGTCGTTGCTAGCACGAAGAGCCTGCTTGTAAAGGTTCAGACCTTCACGGGAGCAGAGAATCTTCTGACGGTTGAACACGATGTTCTCGAAGTACGCCTCGAAGGTTGGGGGCGGACGGAACTGAAGCCGCAAGTACATCTCGTCAAACGCGCCCAAGTAGCTGAACACGTTGATAGCCGAGAAGTCGTTGTATGGCATCGTTCCGGTGACAGCGGCGTAGTCGATGACTGCCTTAGAACCGTCGAAGTCTGCACTGGCCGCACCGCCAAGTACACCAGCAGCACTGATGGCTTGGGTTGCGGTCGTGTCGTAGAACACAACTTCGTTGGTCCAACGATCTTCGGAATCTGGGTCAATTCCGAGCAAGTTGCCAGAGCAACCGACTGGACGACCACCACGAACACCGTTAGCACCGCCGCCGTCAAGCTCGGTTTGGACGCAGACTTCAGTGATCAAGGAAGGGATCGAGTATGGCTGCTTGCCGGTCTCGTTTTCCATTTCAGAGAAGTTGCCTTGCGTTGGCTTGAACAAAGCTTCTTCAAAGCCGTTGACCATGGAGGTCACCATTCGCTGTTCCTTGGAACGCTTCAGGTTCTTGTACATGGCCTTGGTTGCATCTGCGGACAGACCGGCTCCACCTTGCAGTTCGACTTCTGCGTCGGTGAAGGTCATGTGGTCCATCGAGAATCGCCAGTTGGCTGTGATGGTGTCCATCACCTGCGGATTGCTGTAGGTGAAGGTCTCGTTTGGTTGATAGAACTGGAATGACCGTGCGTCATCGAACATGAGGACGTCACGAATCTCGTTGCCACCTTGGATGGCCTGGTTCTTCTCTCGAATCAAATCACCGAAGAGGTAGTTACGCTTGACTGCTTCGTTGATGAGGACGTCGGGACCGGTCAGATACACCGGGCCAGTCGCCTCCATGAAATCGAGGAAGTTCTTGATGTGGGTTCCTGCCACGATAAAACTCCTTGAAAGGGACTAGCCCCTTGCGGGGCGGGTTTATCGCATTGTGGCTCGCCTTGCGTCTTCTTTGGAACCGCCATTGAGGATGATGTCGAGTGCGATTTCGTCTGCTTCGTCAGGTGTCAGTGGCCGTTCAGATTTTACTGATGTGCCTTTCGGCGGGGTAGATACTCTTGCCGGATCCACTGATGTTGACCTGTCCGCAGCCTGCGACTTCGGAACTCCCATAACCTCTGTGACGGCACGCTTAGCTAAGCTTTCAATGCCGTTGAATTCACCTGGATTCCCGTCATACAAAGCGGTCATGCGTTCTGCGATATGGGCTCTTTCGCGGTCTGTGACATCGTCATAGGACTTCAGAGCTTCATCAATCCGCAGCTTGGCAATCTCGCCAATCAGGGTCTCCACAAGTAACTTCTGACTCCGGTCTGGGGTTGACTGCAACTGGTTTGCTGCTTCCAACTCAGGACTTTTGTCTTCAGTCTCGGCGACTTCCGTTGGTTCGGGGTCGTCAGGTGCGCTGCTTGGTTCCGCAGTCCGCGTTGTGTCGCTTTTGGATTGGTTTTCCTGAGCTGCGACTTGCTCTTCAAGATGGCGCATCTTTTCAGAGTAGCCATCCACGTTCCCTTGCATCTCCATGAGGGTGTCGGCCCATTCAGAAAGCGACTCAGGTGAGTCCGCAAACTTGTCGAGCACTGCCTCAGGTACTTTCGCCCGCTTGAGTGCGCGTACTCGTTCGGGTGTCAGCGTGAGATCCTTGGGTTGTTCAGTCTGTACGCCGTCGTCTGAGGTTTGTTCCCCAGTTTTTTGAGCAAATTCTGCTGCCTTGGCGGCATTGGCCTCTTTTTGTTCAACAATGCGGCCAAGAATTTCTTCTTCTTCTGGCGTGAACTCTGGTTGTGTGTCTTCTGCCATTAGTCTCGCTCCAATCCAAGACGGCTCATGACTTCTCGTTCATGCCGTTGGGATGAAATGATTGGTTGTCCATGCTTATTGGTCTCACAGCCAGGTACATTTCGTGGCATTGACCTACTCACATAGGGATACTGGTGGGTCACAACCTCTACAGCCGCAGAGATTTGTGAATTACTTACGATTCTGGTCAGACGCTCGCCGTCTTGCTCGATGACTGAGCCAATCGGCGGTGCATCAGCCATGCTGTAGTGCAACTCGACGATTTTGCCGTCCGATTCTCGGCTGAATTCGTACATTGGCATCAGAATCCACCTCTTCCGCGTGCGTTTCGCTCTTGGTTGCGCAATTCTTGCGCTGCATCAGAAGGACCAGTCTGCATTCGGCTACGGGCTGCGGCTTGTTGGGACGCTGCCTGAGCCTCTTGCTCCTGCATCTGGGCTTGTTGGGCTTGCTGAGCCTGCTGCATGGCCTTTTTGAGCTCTTTGGCGTTCAGGATGTCGCCCATATCTGGGACATTCAGAGCATCTCCGACGATTGCCATGAGTCGTTCCCAGTTGATGAACGGCATAGCGGCAACTTGCTGGCCGACATTGCCAACAATCTGCATGAGTTCGACGGCACGCCGCTGTTGCAAAGCTTCGCTGGTACGTTCCATCGAGTACGCCTGCACATCGAGAGTCATCTCGGTGAGGTCAATACCCATGTCACGGCCCTTAGCCCTTGGCGGCAGCTTGAACGCAGCAGCCTTTGGACCCAATGGCACTTCGGTATCGTCGTTGATGATGTACCAGGCCGCTTTGTACATGAGGCTGTTGACGGCATCGGCAAACTGGCGTTGGATGTAGCCCAGACGCAGGCTTGAAGAGGCTGACGCAGTCGAGACTTCGGTTGCAGTTGCATCACCAGTCACTGAACCACGGATCACCTCAGACATACCAGTCAGTCGGTCGATACGGGCAGCCATGATGTTCTGGTAAGCCATCTGTTGCTCTGTGACGCCACCGATCTCCAGGGGGATCACGCGATCACGGTCCATGTTCTCTGCCGGCACGACGAACATGTCTGGGGTAGATGCGACATCTTGGGCCATCTTGGACCCCCGTGAGTCCACCATGACCAGGCGGCGGTAAGCAGCAGCCGAGTACGACATGGTCTTGGCGTGATCGTTGGTCTCTTCGATGAGCGGCAGGGCCATCGTCATCGGTCCAAGCGGATACACGTCAGACGGCACGGAGTACGCACCAAACACGGTGTATGGGCCACAAGCAGGGCCGTAGTACGGCTTGGGCTCACCAGCCAGAACGCAGCTGGACTCTGCGTCCTCGATCAATCGGACCAGACCACCGTGGTGTTCACCGTCCTTGGCTCCTTGAACTTCAAGCTCAGGAATCCACATCTCGATGACTGTGACTTCGTTTCGATCAGGGACACTGATGGCGGCACGGGCATAGTCCTCGTTCCGCTTGTCGTATCCCGCCTTGATATCTCGGACCACATCAAGGTCAAAAGCTGAGTCGGATTCAGCCTGCACCAGCAGGTCATCCAAATCCATGTTGTACTCGTGGCCAAAGTACCGGGCCTCTCTCGCCGTCTCCGCAGCTGGGTCGATAAAGAACTTCTCGGGTGCAATCCGATAGATCCTTGGCATGAGGCCGGCTCCACCCATGTCGATACGACGAAGGTGCTTCACGGGCTCAGGCGTAACTAGACCAACACCCCATGTCATGCACATGTCTGTGGCGAGTTGCTGCAACGTGGGGCGGGTGGCCGAGCGTTTGCACCACTGGTTCATCGCCAGTTCAAGTGCTTGTGCTCGTTTGTTGTTCTCAGGATCGTCAGCGGTAACGTGTACTCGAGGTACGTCGTAGGCCACCCGTGGGAGCACCAGGGAGACATACTGGCCGATGATGTTCTCAATATCGTGGTCGTAGTCGTAGCTGGTATCGGACCGGTAGCCCAATCCAGCGAATCGCTCTTTCATTCCCCTCCAATGACGGAGATGCTTCTCCCGCCATTCGCGGGCTGCCTTGATCTCGTCACGCAGGTTGTCGCTGTCAATCCGAAGCACGTTTACCTCTTGGCTTTCTCGGGGTCGCCTTCTTTGGCGGGTCGTATGGGACAGGCTCGATAGGGGCCATGTCGTCTTCAATGTCCGAGCGGCTCAACAGAAGAGGTGGCTCACTGGCTATCTCCAGGTGGGTCAGCAGATCGGTCGTGTCATCATGCGGGACAACTATCAGTTTTCTCCCCAGCATTTCTGCACAATCTGGATGCAAATGAACAGCACAACCCTGAGCCGTCACTTCAACAGCAGCGATTGAGCTCAAGGGCAAGTAGATGTTCAGAATCCGGATTAGCACGACATCACCATAATCTCTTCTCCTCTCCTCTGTTCTCCTCTCCTCTAGGTTCGCATTTAGCGTTACGCATGCGTTACTCATCGAGCACTATGTCGTTATCCATATTCAACATTGTTCGCCACGAGAAGTCAGGCTTGCCGTAATCGTGTACGGGTCTTTCGCTGTCTGGGTTCACCTCGCCCAAGAGCATGACGCATCCGCCAAATGCAATGACCCGGTCACCGTGGGCATCACGGGCCCCTGAGCTGACGTCGATCTCCAGCCTGGCTGGACCGATGCCCCCGTCTTTGTAGATCACGGTCGATTCCATCTCGTCAAGGATCTCACCGTCCGGGCAGATCACTGTGTCGTCAGCAATCGCACGGGCCAGGTCACCGAACAAAACTCGCTTCGTAACCCGCGTAGAAGTCCATCCGACACGTTTTGAACGGGTTTCGACACGTTGTCCCAGTCGCCGATGGTGAAACACGTTGTACCAACGCAGCCGCTCAAAGTCGTGCTGCATGGACGCACCGGGTCCGTTGACTTCCCATCCGATCATCATGTCCGCCCGGCCTCGGGCCCAGCTTCGAGCAGCCCCGACCACCTCACGGGCCAGGTCATACGGTGGGATCGCGGGGTCAACAAACGTCGCCACGACCTCACGCTGGTTGACATCCATCATCACGCAGCAGGCGTTCGCCGCCCCGGTTCCGTACGCCGGGTCCATGAACGAACACAGCACCGAGTGCTCGTCTGGCTCCTGAAAGATCCGCCAACGTCCGGTTGGGTTATCCACAAGCTCTCCACGAACGACCTCGCATCGGCGTGGCTTGCGGACGTACTGGCGCTGGCGTTCGAGGTCCACCACGGGGAAAAAGCTTCGACCACGGCTGGACGGCAGAGCGAACACGTTCTCGCGGAGGTCATGGACGTCCCGTCGCTTCATCTGGCGCTCAAGCCAAGGTGACCACCAGTACCCGCGACCGGGGTCCCCAGTGATCGAACCATCGACATCAACCCGAGCTTCACCCCCCGCCGACTTGTCGGGATCATCGACATAGGTCAATAGCAGGTCCTGAGGGTCGTGTGTGGCCTTTGCGGTCTCCCAGAGGGTCCCAGTGAAGTATGAGCCTACAAGGTGCGTAGAGACGGCCCAGCGGCTCGCAGCGGTATCCGCCGCAGAACGCCATCCTTCCTCGAATCTGTCCTGGGACGCGGCTTCGTCAAACAGGACCACCGTCTTCCGAGCACCCCGACCGATGTGGGACGTCGTGGCTTCACCGGTGATCGCGTTCCCGTCAGGATGTTCAAGGATGCAGTGGCGTCTTCGCTTCCCACCGGGTAGCAGATCCGCCAAGGGACACGGCAACCAGGACGGTGGGAGGTACTTGATGACGTGTTCGACCTTGGCAAACAGCGTATCGGGGTCACCAGTCCGGTCCACCAAGGCTTCAGTCCGCGAACACAGCAGCACATCCCAGCCTTTGAACAGCCAACCCCATACCGACAC